GATAAACCTTATACTTTTCCCGCCGCTTCCAATTATCGATAACGATACCCTCGTAAAACTTGATATTAGCGGTAGTCGGTACCGAGATCATCATATCGGAGAGGTAGCTTATCCCTCCCACTTCATTAACCCGCTCTTTTGCGATCTCCGCAATCGCTACGAGATCGATCGGGATCTCTTTTCGTTGTAGCTCTCTCATCCATTTAAAAAGCTTGATATGCTTAGGATCGGAGAAATGTTCCGGCTTAATAATGAGATCGTTTATAAGATCCGGCTCGAGTAAAACCGAGCCGAGTACCATTCTTTCCGCCTCGAAATTGTAAAACATAGCGATAGCATCCATCTTTTACGCTCTCCCCTTTGCTTGCTTGATAAAGTCCGGCATACGATCCTCCGGGATGTATTTAAGCGCTCCTTTTTTCATACCCTCCAGCCGTAAAACCTCGCCTTTATCTAAGTATCCCGAGTTAGCGGCGAAAGTCGGTACTCCCCGGAGATCCGCAATAGATGGAGGGTACTTTTCCCGCTGGATATGGTTTTTAAGGTTTTCGAGTACGGTATAAAAATCTTGATCCTTTAACATCTCGCTCCATAGGTCTACCTTTTCCTCCGTTACCTCAAACATGTCATAAGCGTTCGCTATGAGGGAGAAAAGCTTGATTGTTTCCACCCGATCCATTTTTACGTACCTCCTTCTCCATCATTTCTCGGAGGAGATCATTTTTCCTTGCTCCCCGAGATTGATAGCCGCCGCTACCGTATCCCGCTCTCGCTCTCGCCTTTTTCTCAAGCTCGGCTTTCCGTTGCATATACAAAACATCGTACTGTTTCCGGAGTTTTTCCGTACTTAGGATATTCGTTTTCCAAAAATCATGATTTTGACACCAATCGATGATAGCCGCTATCTCCTCCGGATCCCGGTTATCTCTCTCGATCATTAAACGGATCACATCCGCCCATTTTTGCGGGTTTGGTTTTTTGGCGTTAGGATTGTTTTTAAGCATCCAATAAAAGAGCCTTGCCGCTAACTTATACTCGATATCGTCTTTTGTATAAACCCGCTTACCTTTCTTTTTCTTAGGCTTGTCCGTTTCGACGGTTTCGGTTTCCGGCGGTAAAGCTGGAGTTAGTTCTTTGTTATTTTCCTCCCCGGCTTTGATAAATTCGCTCATTTCCTCCGATACCTCCTCGTTTTGTTGCTCCGGCTCGGTATCGATCGGCTCATCATCGGTATGTAATATCTCCGGATCCGTTTGGTATTCGTTCCATTGTAAGATAGTTACGATCGAGTACTTTCGGCTCGGAGCGGTTTCGATTTGAATGTTACCCATTTTCTCGAGTTTTTTAAGCCAATTCCATAGAGTCGTATCGCTTACCCGATTTTTCGGCGCTAAGCCGTCGTTATATTCGTTAAAAAGGGATTTTCTCCCGGTTACTAACTGTCCGGCTTTAAGATCGACTGTTTCCCCCTCCCATTCGATCGATCTTTCCGAGTGAGAGGCTTTCATGAGGAGTAAGATCCATAAGCGGAGGAGATCCGGATCTCTGAAAACCTCGCTATATTGTAATTTTCTATGTAGCCGAAACCATCCCTTAGCGCTCATCGATCCGGGTACCTCCTCTCCTCATAGTTTTTTATAATAGCTTAGTAGGCTTGAATTTATAGTATCGAGTACCTCTCTCGGCGGTAAAGCTATGAACGAGGGTTATATATCCCTCACGTTTAAGCCGATCGAGATCATTTTTAACTTGGTTTCGACTCGCTCCGGTGAGATCCACCATATCCGAGATCGTAAAGTATTTATCCCGAGAGTAAAACTCGCATATCATCACATAAAGGAAACGAGGATAAGGGTTATGATTTTCGCCTTTAGGTAGTTTCGGGATCTCAAGGATCCGCTCCTCCTTTTCTTTTGCCGCTTTATCGATCATCGCCTCGATCTCTTTAAGAGAGTTATAGATTTTTTGACGAGCGGCGATATCGAGGTTATATCCCTCCATAACCGACTCCGAGATGAGTAATTTTAGATCGTTGATAATATTTTTAGCTCTCTCCATTTTAAAACTCTCTCCTTTCTTTATTTAAAGCGACGAGAAATATTACTCCTCGCCGCTTATATCCATATCATCGAGATCGTTTTCTTGATCGGGATCGTCATTAATAAGATCCTCGATCGATACTCCTAAAGCGTCGGCGAGCTTTTTCGTTATTTCTAACCCTACACGCTTAACGCCGCTCTCGATCTCGCTTATGTGAGATTGAGAAACGCCGGATATTTTCGCTAGAGCGTTTTGTGATAAACCCGCCTTGATCCTGTATTCCTTTAATTTAATGATCGGTTGATTTTGCTTTATTGTCATTTTTAACCGCTTGCCTCCTTTTCGTTATCGCTTTAAAAATATGCAATCTACAATTATATTAACATAGTAGCGATAATATGACAATCTCTAAAGTAAATTTTTTTCTCGAAACTCTTTTATCAGATAGGCGAGCGTTGTTCTATGTATCCCCAGCTCCTCCGCTATCTCTCCCTTTGTTTTGCCGCTCGCTAAAAGATCCTTGATTTGCTCCGGCTTGATCCGGTTTCTAGGGAGCCGCAAAGTATGAGGGATACCGAGTTTTTTCCGGTACTTTGTAATGGTTGTCGGATATAATCCGTACATTTCCGCTATTTCTTGATCGGTATAGTTTGGTACTAACTCGAGCATTTTTTCCCGAGTTAATCCCAGCTCCTCCGGTTTCGGTAGCTTTTTCGGTTTAACGATCCCCCATTCTTTCTTTAACTTTAAAAGCGACGAGGTAGAGATATCCCATAGCTCGGCGATCTCCTTATCGGTTAGCCCTTTCTTTTTGGAAAGGTATTTGTATTCGTCGATCGTAAACTTTGCTTTGATCGTATGATCGGTCGCCTCGATCCCCCATTTTTTCCGCCGCTTTTGGATCGTTACCTTAGACACGCCGTACATGTCCGCTATTTCTTGATCCGTATAGATCTTACTAAGCTCCTCGAGCTTTTCTTTTGTCATATCCTTAAGAACGAGCCTCGGCTTGATAAACTCCTCGACTTTCGTCAATCCCCATGCTTGCTTACGCCGGGTTAAAGTGATCCGGCTTATACCGTATTTCTCCCGGATCTCGGCATCGGTCATATTTTGACTTTTAAGCTTGAGGTACTTGTCTTTTGTTAGCTCCGGCGCTTTAAAATGGTTATTCGCCATCGCTCCGTATTCGATGATCCCTCCGAGCGCCCGGATCTTTCTCCCGATTTTACATTCATTCATGCAATAAAACTGCATTTCGTAATATGTTTGCCCTTGCTCTCTTAATTCCGTTTTGATTGTGCATTTTTTACAATAGTTTTCCTCGAGTTTGCCGATCTCCTTTACCGCTTCTTTCGCCGTTTTTATTTTTCTAGGCTTTTTCCCCATCGCTAAGATCTCCCTCCTTGTTTTGATAAAAAAGGAGCGGGGGAGCCGCTCCCCTTTATTTACTCGAAAAATACCTCCTTGCCGTTATACTCGACGGTTTTCCCGGTCGATACGTCCGTTACCGTTATCGTATTTTGAGCGCTCTCCTCTTGGATCTCTTTAAGCTCCTCCGGCTCTCCCTGCTTGTCCGGTTTTTGCGCTGGAGTTTGATCCTCGGCTCGTTTTGCTTGCTCCGCTTGTTTTGCCTTTTCCGCTTGCTTAGCTTGGATCTTACCGAGGAGGATTTGATCTATCCAATCGAGATCTTTACCCTCCGCTTGTTTCTTAGCGATATACTCTTTCAATCCCTCGAGGGATCCGTTATTTAATACTTTCCATTTTGCCTCAATGCTAGAGATAGAGGCTTTCGGTTTTTGTTGTTTAGTTTGTGTCTTTTTGTTGCCGCTGGAGCCGCTTTTCGTTTGTGATCCTTTGCCGCTGGATCCTTTAGCCGCTTTCGGCTCCTCGAAAACTTGCTCGCTATCTCCATACTCCGGATCATTCTCTTTCTCCCCGGTCGAGATGAGAAAGTTATTAATGAGATAGTACTTAATACATCCGGAGTATGCTTTATAAAGTCCTTTGTCGCCTGTATCGGTAGCGACTCCTTTCGATCGTTTAACGTCCATATATCCGGTATCGTTATCCGTTAGGATAAACTCCATCGTAACAGTATGGAGCCATGCTTTCCCTTGTCGAGTTTGTACCTCCTCCTTTTCGTCCGAGATTAACTCTACATCGAGCGTTAATCCCGCCTCGCTTAATAAGGATCTTACTCCCTCTTTGATATCCGACTCGGTAGAATATTCGTATTTATGGAAGTCATTCCATCCATTTTTAGCGATCCGTTGAATAGATCCGACGACTTTCGCTTTTTTCTTTTGGAGCTTAGCTCTTAGCTCGAGGATTTTTAAACGTTCCTCGAGCGGCATCGCTTTTATTTCTTCGACTGTATACATTACTTCCCGCCTCCCAGCATCGCTTTATTTAAAAGTTTGTCCAATTCTTGCGATAAGCGGATCGTTTCCGGATGATTTAAGCCGTATTTTTGCCCGGCGGCGATCATCTCCTCCCGCTTACGCTCGATCTCCTTTCTAAGCTTTCCTAATCTTTTACTCATATTCAGCTCTCCCCTTTCTATCGATCTTGAATCTATTATTATATTATCGCTTTATCGGTAATATGACAAGTAGAAAATAAAAAAATCATAAAAAAATAGCTTACGATTTACTCGTAAGCTTTCAATCTTGCATAGACGGAGGCGGAGCCATTCGAGCGACGAAAGGCTTTAGATAATCGCCGCCGGAGCGGATAACATTAATCGCATAATGTCTTTTCGTTTTGAGCGCCTCCTCTACCGTTATCGGCGCTATTTCTTGAGCGAGATCCCGGTACGTTTTCGCCGAGCTGGAGTATAAATGGTAGTGAGGGAGAGCGCTCTT